ATTCGACTCACCCGCACTGGGCAGACCATCGCGTATGCATACCGCGACGGCGACTCCGATGCCTGGACTACCCTGGCGTCGAAAATCTGGGACGGGGCAGGCTCTGAGGTGCTACTCGGATTCGGCTTCGGAACGAGTAACACGACGAATGCGAACGTCCGCATCTACGCGATCAACTGCACGTACTACGTCGCGGGGTCCTGATGTCGGGCGACGAGATCGATGCAGCCGCTGCCATCCTGGGGCTCGACCCTGCGGACATAGCCCGGATGACGGGCTACCAGCGTCCAGGAGAGCCGCTCTATGCGACCCTGTTCGGACCGTCTGGCGCGGTCGTGGGGACAGCACAGGTCGCGCTCGACGGCACTGTGACAGCGGAGCCAGCATGAACTCTCCCACCGAACTCGCAAGCAAGTCGATCACGATGCCGTCATGGCTCCTCGCTGTGCTCCTTTGCGGGGGGCTTGGCGGGGCAAGTTCTGGGGTGATGGGCGTAGTCGGTCTGGGCGGCAGCCCCGACACCTCCGCGACTGAGGCCGAGGGCCGGATGGTCCGCGTCGAGGATGATGTCCAGGACCTGGGGGTCGCGGTCGAGAAGATGCAGAGCGAGCTGAGCATCGTGCATGACAATCAGATCGCGATCTGCATCGCGACTGACGCTCAGTGTGAGCGTTGATGCCCAAGTTCGGGCAACGGTCACGAGCGAATCTGGCGACCTGTCACGAGGACTTGAGGGTCCTGTTCAACGAGATCGTCCGCTGGTGGGACTGCTCTGTCCTGTGCGGTGCCCGCTCGCAGGAGGAGCAGGACGCCGCGTTTTACTCGGGCAGATCGAAGGTCAAGTTCCCGAACTCCAAGCACAACGTCGGCCCAGGGGCTCCTCGCGAGATTTCTTCAGCGGTCGATGTCATGCCCTATCCAATCGACTGGCACGATCGAGAGCGGATCATCCAGTTCGCTGGCTTCGTTCGGGGCGTGGCTACCGTCCTGCTGGACGAGGGGACGATCTCGCACAGAATCACCTGGGGTGGAGACTGGGACAGTGATGGCAGTACGAAGGACCATTCGTTCTTCGACGGTCCTCACTACCAGCTTGAGGAGGTTGACGATGCATGACAGTCGGTTGCGGAGCAGGAAGTTTTGGTTGTCTCTCATGGGGGCTCTCATGGGTGTCTCAGCTCCGCTGCTGAGCGGCGAGGTCTCGCCCGAGAAGGGACTGGAGATGGCAATCGCCATCCTCGTGTCCTACGTCCTCGGACAGGGCTACGTGGACGCTCAGAAGGCGAAGATGGCAGCGGCTCCCGAAGTGGCCGAGGCCCCCGAGGAGGCACCCGTTGTCGACGACTCGTGACCCATACGAGAACCTGATCCGATGTGAGCTGTGTGAAGACTGGTGGTGCCTGAGCTGTGACGCTCACTGGCACTCCTGTCCGTGTCCATATCCGCATGAACAAGAGGAGGCACCCGATGCCGACGAAGGCTGAGCGAAGACAGCGCAAGCGGGCGGAAGCTGCCGAGGTCTTGGAGCAGTACTCCGGTCCGGTGATGTCGAAGCTCGCTGATGTCATTGGCGAGCTGGCAGACGAGGTCGAGGGTCTGCGCCAATTCGAGCAGGACGCAGCGTATGCGGCTGAGCTGGCGTACCGGCTCGACAATGCCCTGGTCCTCGGAGACCCCCTACTCGAGGCTCTCGACGGGATCGTTGCCTTCTTCGTCGCTCTCGGGGCGATCGGTATCTACCGGGCTGTGTCGAAGCGCGAGAAGCTCCGTGGAGCCCGCACAGAGAGACTCAAGGAGCGACTTGAGGCTCGTGGACCGAAGATGGCTCGTGCGGCCCGACAGAGGCTGCAGAGGCGCATTGAGAGGCTGGAGGAAGCCAGCTAGGCCCAGCCCTCTCCCTGAAGCACCCAGGAGAGAGAGATGAAGGACAAGCGACACAGCAGGATGCGTCGGAGGCTGGAGGCTATCCAGGCTCTGGAAGCGTATTCCGGAATCGTTATGAACCTGCTCGCAGAGGTCATCCACGACCTGATGAAAGAGACTCAGGGAATGAAGGTCCAGGAGCAGGACCAGGCGTACACGGTGGAGCTCTGCTTCAGGTTGACGAACGGGATCCTCTACGGGGACGAAGACCTGGAGCCGCTCGACGGTGTCGTCCCCCACATGCTCGCCTGCTATGCCGTGAACGTCTGGCGAACTGTCTGTCGCAAGCAGAGGCTAAGACATGCTCCTGCAGACAGGATCCAGGTGGCTCTGCGAGATGGAGTCGCCAAGTCGATTCAGGGGATGCGGGTGCGGGTAGAGCGTCAGACCCGGAAGATGGGGATGCTCATCAAGCCGATGCGTTTGATTGTAGGAGACTGATTGCCTGTCGGATGTTCGCTCGTTGGACCTCGCACTTCGACGTGACGAGTGCGATTCGCAGGATCAGGATCGCGTCAGAGGTACAAACGGTCATTCACCCTCCAAGGGTTCGCCTGGCGTACTCCGCGAGTCCCGCAGCGTCTGCCAGGTTGTCGTCGGGCTTGACTTTTCGGCCCGGAGTGAGGTCGAGAGCGGGGAAGAGGCGTCGAGCTGCTGCGATGCTTCGGACCTTGGGATCTGTAGATCCTGGACAGATCACGCTCTGCCACTTCTTCGGTCGGACGACATCGTAGCGACAGCCCAGACCGACGAGCCAACCGTCGAGCCTACCCCAGTTCTTCCCCATCGTGATCGCACTCACAGCCCCCATCCTCGGAGATGGTCTGGAGCCGAGAGCCTCGACGGCGACGACGACGGAGTCCACGGAGCACCCGTGCCGGTCGCACAGAGCCTCGAGCCACGCTGTCAGGGTGTGAAGGTCGAGGTCCTTCCCGGTGAAGGGGAGCTTCCTGCTGTCCAGGATGCTAGTGCCCGAGAGCGCAGCGACTGCGCCCTGTCTGCCGGGGTCGATGCCGAGGTAGATTAGTGAGCCCATTCGAGTCCTTTTCGCAGGATCGATTTTGCCCTGGGCTCGGGGACTAGCACCACTGCCCGACTCCTGCTGTGTCGGAGTGCCCTGAAGGCGGGAGGTGACTGATGAGAACTGGGCACCCCGTTCCTAGAAGGGGATCTCGTCGTCGCTGTCAGTGGCTGCGGGGACCTCGGGGGTAGCTGAGCCAGCCCCGGAGTTCGCGAATGCGACCGTCTGGTTGATGTAGACGTTCGTTCGCTGGTCGCCGCTGCGGGTCTTCCAGAAGCTTGTCTTGACCTTCACGACGCTGCCGACGATGCCAGCTCGGACAGCCGAGAAGTCAGCGAAGCCGTGATCTCCGTCGAACTCGGGAGGGTGACCGAGGGTCAGCGTGAAGAGCTCCAGGTTGCGCTGCTTCTGGTCGTCCACCATCGAGGTCCAGCGGACGAGGTACTTCCCCGTGTGCATCCCCTCGATGATGCGGAGCGTCCAGCGAGCCTTCCAGATGTCGTCCTTCTTGGAGCACCAGGCTCCCCACTCCTCGACCTCTGCGACGTAGAAGCCCGGAGGCACGGTCGGATCGGTGACGATGCTGTCGGAGTCCACGTTCGCTTTTGTAGGGGTCTCGACCCCGTCCCAGTAGCCAGGCATCACTTCGCTCCCTTCTTCGCCCCAAAGGCGTCCTCGAATGCTCCACGCAGAGTATCGAAGTCCATCGGGAGGCGAGCCGGGAGCATCTGCCCCGGTGTTCCTCGTCCCTTTGCTTCGTAGCGAGCCTCGGGGGTCTCGTGGGGCTGCGTGATGAGCCACCGCTTGCCCTCCTCATCGATCTCCACGGCATAGAGGAAGTCGATGGCACTGTGGAGGATCCCTCGGCCCGACGACGGCAGGCTGGACCTGTAGTTCGTCTTGCCGGTTTCGACAGCCTTGCCACCGACCGACTTCATCACAGGCTCGGCCTTGGTGTGCCCGATGAAGAGGATGCAGAGCTTCGCGCCGCTCTTCGCTCGCAGGGACGCCACTCGGTGGATTCCCTTCGTCCAGGTGGACTTGAGCACGTCCCAGCCCCGATACGGGACCTCAGAGACATGGGTGACCCCACCCAGCAGCTCGCAGACGTGCTCCGTGCAGCGGGCGTAGAGGTTGTCCACGGTGTCGATGACGACCGTCTTGTAGGGGTGGTCGGTGTACTCGAGTTCGTCCAGAGCCTGCAGGAACTGAGGCCAGGAGCGGATCTCGACTTCCGCAGCCTCCATGAGGTGGGTGCCGGGTTCCGTCGCCAGGAACACCGGGCTCGGCCAGGTGTTCGCGAAGGTCGTCTTTCCAGCTCCAGGCACTGCCTGGATCATGTGTCGGCTCTGGGACATGCCAGAGCGCGGCTTGTGTCGCCCCTTGGGCAACAGGGATCGTTGACTACTCACTGCAGTTCTCCTTCATCGCGGCTGTGATCTCAGGGTGGAAGTCCTCGACGGTGTCGAAGGCATCCTCGGTGACGGACCGGGCGCAGAGGTCCAGGTAGGTGCAGCGCCCACGACCGATCGCCGCGCAGGACTGGTCGTTCATGATCGGAAGAGCGGACCCCTTTCGGAAGCCCCGGTCCCGCTTGCTGGTCTCCCAGGCTTCGGCAGCCCAGTCGCGGAGCTGCTCGTCGGTCCGGAGGATCTCGATCTCCATCAGGAGCTCGGGCCGCTCGATGTAGTACTGGAGGAGCCGCGTGCGGTACTCCTCGATGCTCTCGGGGTTCCTCTTCGTCCTTCGGCGGATCGTCGGCTTCTGCACGATGCGGAACACCATGCTGCGGATCGGTCGGTCCAGGAGGATGCTGGCGACGAAGCAGTAGGCACTCACCTGGCTCTTCGTCTGCAGAGCGAGCAGGTAGTCGTCGCTGAGCCTGGCTGTCGTCTTCCACTCCCCGATGCGCGAGTACCAGAAGCTCGCAGGATCGTCGTCAGGCCAACCATCGACTACGCCAGCGAGGTCGTGGCTTCGTGAGACCCACCCGCTAGGAGCCCGAAGGGGCACCCGGAACACCTCTTCGCGGGCGGCAGGCCAGGAGGTCCACTTCGACAGCGCAGCGCCGACCATAGCCTCCACGACGACGCACTTCTCCTCCAGGCTCTCGTTGACGAAGGTGTCGGGGAAGGCTGGATTCGCAGTCTCTCGGATCGTATGAGCTGCAGCGAGCGGAGTCTGCAGCTCGATGCCCCGGTGGAACGCAGAGCCGATCGCGAGAGCGGAGCTTCGGAAGCTGCTCCTGAGTCCTGCGATGTAGCGGAGGTAGTACTTCCGCTCACAGGTCCGCATCGAGCCGAGGCTGGAGTTGGTGAGAAGGTTGGGGCGCGGCTTGGTGCCGAGGTCTCTCATCGGTGGCTCCTGGGTGCTTCAGGGAACGCGACGGGTCGAAGATTGAGTCTACACACGTCGCAGGTAGGACCGAAGCCCCACTGTGACTCCGGGCCGACCTCGAGGAGGCATCCCCACCTCTGGCATCGACCTGGAGGAGACAGTGTGCGTCGGCGAAGGGACAGAAGTCGTCCCGGCCTGAACTTGAGATGAATCACGACGACTCCCCGGAAGCCGGGGGGAGTGGGGAGCCGCCGTGACCATCACCCACCGGGTCAGTCGGTGGGATGCTGTTGCGCCGACAATAGATGCAGGCGAGATGGCCGTGAAGCTTCTCCCCGTCTTCGATTGCTGTTGATTCTCCGCACCTCCAGCAGTCGAAGGACTTGCCGCACTCGCAGGGGCTCACCTCGTCGCAGACGACGCAGCGTCGAACGCAGGGGCAGGGCTCACCCTCGCTCCAGAAGATACGCTCACACTCGGGACAGCGGGAGCGGACGAAGGACTCAAGGCCGGTCACAGCTTTTCCATTGAAAACTCACGGGGCGACTCACCGTCACGGACGAAAACGGTTCCGTCCTCGTGAAAGGTGAGGCTCCTGGCTCCGTTGTCGTCCATCCAAGACCAGACGGACTCAGCAATGGACTGGAGGCTTGGCTTTTCGCTTCTTGGCTGGCTTCGCTTGTAGTTCATTAGTTGTGCAAGCACGCTGCACTCTGGAAACGTCTGATCCGAATCGACTGTCTTCATGGGGTTCGCTCCTCTTTCATGTAGGGATTCTCGGCTCGCTTTCGGAACTCAGGGATTCCCGCTCGTGCCCGCCAGTACTGGACCCGTGCGGGGTCCACGTCGAGGATCTCTGCAATGTGCTGGTCGCTCGCTGTGGGGTCCTCCATGAGGATGTCTCCCAGTGCCCACCCGACAGAGGTGTAGCGGGTTCCTCGATAGGTGATCGGCCTCGGTCGTGCGCCCATCAGCGAGACTCCAGGAGGTTGAACAGGTGTCCCTGTCGCCTCTCGTTGTCGAGGTTGGGAAGCGTGACGGCGAAGCGGGTGGCGCTGGTCCCGTCAAACGAATGCGCTCGGGCGTCTTGGCAGAGTCGTATTCGTTTTGCGCTGTTGACCCTGGCGACATGGAAGTAGCACCCCAGAGGGTTCGCTATTTGTCCCCAGTCGCGCATGGTCTTGAGTTTCCAATCCGTGCTTCCGCCCAGAAAGATCCCCACCTTTTTCGCCTTGAGAATCGGAGCGATGTCTCCTGGAACCATCCCGTCTTGAACAGGAAGAAGGATTGAGCTGTTGATTGCTCTGACTCGATCCAGCCAAGACATCGAAAGATCAAGAGATTCACCTCCTCCACCTACGATGTCCGGAAGAGCCACCCAATCAGCTCCTGCCCCGAGAAGTTCTAGGGCATCGATGAATGCGTCTGAATCGAAGGGGACGCCTCGCTGATGGCAACTCCATGCCCCATTGTCGAGAGCGTAGGGAAACCCCTCCGTTCGGAGGACAGCTCCAGCGACGACCAGGAGCCTCCAGCCGGCTCGTCGGAGGGCGTCAAGGTTCCTCCGCGTCCCCGTCCTGCTGGCGTATGCCATCACGAGAGCCTCCTCATGGAGAGACTTTCCCACCGCACGCCATGCATTCGAGATCGTCCCCGTAGGGGTCGATGCGCGGGACTGGCGACGGGCAGTCGCAGGCGTCGGGATCGATTGGTGGCGGTGCGATGAAGGCGGACGCTCGGGCCACGCAGGCTCCGCAGTCGCCGCAGGGGGATCCGCCTCCCCGATAGCAGCTCCAGGTCCATTCAAGGATTTCGGTGCCGCCATAGCGCTGGGCGAGGATGAAGACGCCACGCTTGTTTAGGTTGACCAGCGGAGTCTCGATCGAAATCGGACTGAGCTCCGCTCGCATGGAGTCAAAGAAGTCGGGTCGGCAGTCCGGGAATACTCCCCAGTCATCGGCACAGGCACCCATAACGAGGACAGAGGCTGGAGGAAACATCCTCGCCGCCTGTCGAAGCATGGTTGCGTTGCGATCGGGGACGACGACAGCCTCGCCAGAGAGATCGCCAGGATCTCCGGTCAATGACGATCCACCGAGATGGTCGAGCTTCACGGCCCAATGATTGACGCCAAAGTGCCGCGCCACCTCGACAGCGGCGGCGTATTCGCGATCTCGGTGCCGCTGTCCATAGGAGAAGAAGACGCACTCGACGGAGCCGCGCCCGAACTCATGGATAGCCCAGGCAAGGCAAACGGCGGAATCCATGCCTCCAGAAAGAAGGACGCGGGCAATCATTGGTGGCTCTCCGTTCTTGTTTCCTGAATCGCTGTCCAGCACTCCTGGCAGAGGAGCCCGACCTCGAGGACAGGCAGGCAGTCGCTCTGCGGATGAGCCCGGTACTGCCCCTTGAGGTGCAGCGTCCCGATCGTCGTGTAAGGACGCCGAACCTGCTGGCTGCACCATGAGCACACCCGCTTCGCGACGACCTCTTCAGCGAGCGCAGAGAGGCTTCCGTGACCGAACGTGACTGTGTGCTGGTCAGGCATCTCGCTGGTCCTCCTCGATGACTGCCCGTGCCACGACTTCAGCGAGCTTCGGCGGGACTGCGTTGCCGACCTGGCAGAAGAGGCTTGTTTTTGTTTGTGTCTCTGTCTGCCACGGGTAGTCGTCAGGGAAGTCCTGGAGCTTCGCGCACTCCTGGACTGTGAGTCGTCGCTTTCCCGTAGCCTTTTCCATCTTTTCCCGGAGTCCCTGATCAGCACTCCACTGTCCGCATCCCTTGCCGTTTGGCATCGCGCACACCGTGGGGGCTGGCTTCTCTAGTACTGACGGATGAACTAGCCACGGACCAGCGTTGCCAATCTGGACTGCTGGGATCGTCGTGCAGGGCTCGTCGGTCAGGTCCCGGAACGTCCTCGGTGAGCGGTGGGGCACGGAGTCGTTCCTGCCTCCTCCGATGACGCGGCTGTCTATCCCCAGAGCCTCGCCCACGGTCACCCACGACAGGAGTCGCCGCCCGAAGAGGTCTGCCTGTTTCGTTGGCTTCCCGTGGGTAGGATCAGGCCAGGTGATTGCCCCCGGCCCAGCCACGATGATCACCCTGCGCCGGTTCTGGGGAACACCGAAGGAGCTCGCATTGAGGATGCGCCAGCCGACCCATGCGAATCGCCTCTGAAGTGGGGCGATGATCTCCAGGTCGAAGTAGGCTCGCGCGCAGTCCTCGGGTCCGAGGCACCCGGAGGAGCACCCACCAGAGTGAGAGGTCAGTCCGGTCACGTTCTCCGCGATGAACCACTTCGGCTCGATGAAGTCGATCGCATCGAGGGTCCAAGGCCAACCGTTCCGATTTTCGTCCTTAGCCCCCTTCTTGTCCCCAGCCGTGCTCCAGGGCTGGCATGGAAAAGATGACCAGACGAGGTCTGCCTGGAGTCCCTCGTAGTAGCTGAGATCGCGAACGTCACCCTCGATGCACTCCAGCCCTGCGGCTCGCATCGTTTCGCAGGGGTCGGGCTCGATCTCCACCCGCGCCAGGCTCTCGCATCCTGCTGCCTCAAGGCCGAGGGCAGCTCCTCCCGCTCCAGCGAAGAGTTCGATGACTCTCATGGACGTGCCGCCATCAGGGTGACATTGCTCGGTCGGTCGAGGGTCCAGCGGGGTCGGTAGATCACGACTGCTGCCCCCTTCGTCGCCGGTCCGGTGTGTCCGTCGTCGCGAACGAAGTACAGGCGTCCGGTGACCAGGCGCACCTCTTCAGCCTTCCAGACCCAGTCGCGCCAGTAGACGGTGTCCGTCGAGGCCGGGATGAGGCAGACGACAGTGAGTCCGTGTCGCTGGCTCTGCTCGTAGGCTCGACGCAGGAAGAGTCCGATCTGCCTCCCCCACGGAGGATTCATCCAGACCATCAGGCTGTCTCCGCCGGTCCACTCCGTCGAGAGAGAGTCCTGCTTCCGGTCGATGTACTTCGCGCACCTCGCATTCTCCTTAGAGGCGCAGGCATCGAGGCCGAATCCACCGAACTCCTCGTCCAGGCGAGCGAAGAAGTCGTCGGGAGTCCCCCATTCGATCGATGCGGAGCTGAATAGCTGCCCCTTGTTCCAGGGGGAGGGGGGGGGGTCCACTAGCATCGTTCCCTGCTTCATCTTGCGTTCTCCGGTGGGTTGTCTTCGGTTTCGATTGAATCTCTAGGGTGGGGGGATCAGGAGCTGCGGTACTCGTCGCTGGCTCTCATCTCCTCACCGATGGTCAGGTCTGCCATGTACCCGTCGCCAGGCACGTAACGAACGAAGGCTGTACGAGGAGCTCTGCCGTTGCGCTGCTTCGCGATCCCGACCTCCAGGATCTCGGGATGCTCGGCTGCGGGGTTGTAGGCAGCCTCCCGGAACAGGAACAGGATCCCATCCGCGTCCTGCTCAAGCTGACCCGACTCCCGGAGGTCCGACATCCGTGGGCGACGATCGTGGATCGGTCGCTGTTCCAGGTTCCTGTTGAGCTGGCACAGAACGAACAGCACGATGTCCATCTCGCTGGCGAGGGCGGCAAGCTCCCTCGATGCAGTGGCGACCTCCTGCTCTCGGCTCCCGCTGCGGGGCAGTCGCATGAGCTGCAGGTAGTCGATTCCCGCAGCGACGATGCCGTCCCGCTGGGCTGCGACTCGGATTGAACTGCAGATCTGCGACAGGGACCTGGAGCGGGTGTCCACCCGGATCGGCAGATCACCCCAGCGAGCCATCACGGACCGTCCCGAGGCTGAAGCCGCGTCAGGATTCGATGACCAGTGCCCCCGAGCGTCGTGAGCCCAGATCCTGTCCCCGAGAGACTGCTGCCCCATCTCGATCGAGTTGAGCAAGACCGGCCCGCTCTGAGCTACGGACTGCAGGATCGACAGGAGAAAGTGGGTCTTGCCCATCGACGGACGCGCGCCGACGAGGATGTAGTCCCCACGTCTGGCAGCGAATTTGCCATCCAGGTCCCGCAGTCCCAGCGGGATGATGTTGTCTGCAGCCTCGCCTCGGGAGATTGCCAGCGCTCTGTCACAGGCTTGCTGTGCGATCTCTCCGAGGGTCGGAAGGTCCCGCTGCTGGACCGTTGTCGCGCCAGCCTGCACAGACCCCCGCTGCAGCTCTTCGACCACTTGATCGGTGGAGACACCCTCGCGAGCCATTGCGAGGACTGCCTGGGCCGCAGAGACAGCCACTCGACGCCTCGCTGATTCGAGGATTGCCTCGACGTAGCGGACAGCGTTGACTCGACGCACGCGAGCACTCGAAAGCCTCTCGACCGTGGAGTTCATGGCCGTGAAGTCCACCCACGGCTTTGTCGGTCCCACGTCGCAGGAGTGCCTGTCGGTGATGATGGCTTCGTCGGGGGCCGCTCCCCGTCGAACGTCGAGGATCATCCCAGACCACAGGGCTCGGTGACCCCGGTCGTGGAAGTGATCGACAGAGAGCCCGAGTGAGACAGCCTCGTGGATGACACCGGCATCCCGGAGGCACAGCGCAAGGATCGCCTCCTCGTTGCTCGTGCTCGACTCGTGAGGGTCTGGAGTCATCGGAGACTCTCGAATCGCTCGAATTGCTCGATCTGGCAGAGCATCTCCTGGAGCGGTCCGGTCGGGTCGATCTCGTCGGTCCGGTCCCAGTAGCGGTCGGCCCAGTCCTGGGCGAGCCCTGACCATCCGTGAGCTTCAGCCCTCGAGGCCAGTGCAGCGCAGAGCAGGCGCGTGTAGCGGAGACAGACCCTGCGGTAGACCCGGTTCGCTTCACAGGACGGAGGCAGGAGCGGGAGTGCCAGCTTGTGCTCTCGTGCTGCAGCGTTCCGATAGAGGCGGGCTGCCCATCGCTGCCAGCGGTCCCTCGGGATGTCGTTCGACGCGGAGCCGATCGACAGGAGGTCCAGGAGGACATCGTTTCGGCAGGCTTCGACGCAGCCATCACAGAGTCCCCGCTGCGTCCCCGTCGCTACGAGGAGGCTCGGAGGCAGGGTCTTGCGGCAGATCCGGCAGGGAGCGCAGGCGCAGGTCTCTGTGCCGCTCGGGTGGCTCGGGTGCCCGCAGTCATCGCAGACGGTGCGGTGCATGTCCCAGTCGTCGGGGAGGTTCACTCGGGCACCATCATTCCGACGAGGCGACCCTCGTCCCCGAGGACCTGGTCACCGACGATGCGAAGCTCCCCGACGTGCGGGGGGTCAGCCTGGCGCGCGAGTCGCTCCAGCTCCGCGAACGTCACCGGGATCCCGCTGGACCCCTCGGGAAGCCAGAGCGAGTACTCGGGGTCGCCGCTCTCGATCGCCTCCATGAGCAGGAACGAGGCGAGCTCCGCTTCTTCCCTGGAGTCGCACCTTCTCGATCCTCGGACTCGGCCCGAGAGATCGTAGACGGTGACATCGAACACCCGCAGGGGGTCGAGCCTCTTGCTGCAGGCTAGGTCCGCCGGGGGCTTTCGCCACGTCGGTTTGATGCTGATTCGGAAGCCGCTCATGCTGTTCTCCGGGTAGAGGGGGGGGTGGCGCTACTGCTCGGGGCGTGGCTAGTGGATCTCTTCCAGGCGAAGCGCGATCGGTGTTCCATCCTCTCGGACCTCGATTGAGACATGCTCGGTCTGCATCTCTCCTCCGGTGTCCCAGTCCACCCAGAGGTCGCCGTGCTTGTCGAGGATCACCTCGAGGTATTCGATTAGCTGAGAGAGGAGCATCAGGGGCATGGGGCCTCCAAGTAAGTGTCCTGCTGGATTGCGACGAAGAGGACTCCGTCGTCGGACTCGATGGTGATGGTGCGGTGTCGGCCAAGCCACTTCCAGGTCACCAGCGTACCGCTGGCCATCGGGGTGTGATCCCAGCCGATGCGGATCTGCGGAGCTCTGACTCTGGCTCCGGGGATCATCTCCCGGTAGGTGATGCACTTCTGTCGTCGTCGTCGGGGCATCTCAGGACTCCTCCTTGGCCCAGCAGTCGTCGCAGTAGATGTCTCCGTCGTGGCTGTCCCAGGGACCGTCCCCGTCCCGGAGCTGCTCGGAGGTCCAGGTCACCTTGACCCCGCACTGGGAGCAGTCGCCACGGAGGTGTGCCTCCGCGAACTCCTGATCGGTGAGAGCCTCCATGCCCTTCCACTCCCGGCAGACGACCCAGAGGAGAGCCTCCTCCTTGGAGGTGAAGCAGCGGAAGGGGGCTTGCTGGATCATCGAACCCGGCCCCCCGCTCCGGTTCACCGATGACTGGCTGCGCCAGACCGTGACCCCGGCGGGGCTGAGCATGATGTCCCAGCGGTGACCGTCCTCAGAGAGGAGGTGATCCGCCGCATCCTCCAGGGAGAGCCCGGTCCGGTTCTCGGAGGGGTGAGCGGAGTTGAAGATCGTGTAGGTCGTCATCTCAGTTCTCCTCTGTGGTCACGACAGCCACCCAGTGAGGGAGCTCTGCTCGGATGGTCTGGATCAGTGCTCCTCCGATGAAGTCCACCATGTCCCGGAGGGTTCCCTCACCGAGGGGCAGATCGAGGAGCCCGGAGTCCCAGTCGTCGCTCCGGAGCATCTCTCGGACCGAGAGGTCCCAGAAGTGCTCCTCGCTCGTCGCCACGCAGACCATGTCGTCCGCCGGCATGCCAGGCACGGGATCGAGGTAGTAGACCATGATGCCGTGGGCATCGATCTCGGACCTCGAGGCGCACTGGGCAGCGCCGCACTGGGAGGACTCGGCGCGCAGCGGGTGCCACGCCCCATCGGGGCCGGCAGAGGCTCCACCGATCGTGTCGATGCAGAGCTGGCAGAGAGGGATGCTCATCTCAGTTCTCCTCGGTGGGGGTGGGGGTGTCGGAGTAGGAAGGGAGGCCGCACCGCGCCCGGAAGCCCTCGGGCGCGCAGCCTCCGTGCCAGAGGTCGGAGTCGTCGGGCAGCACCTCGGGGGCCAGGGAGTCGGAGCGGAGGACGTGGGCAGCGCGGATCGTGCGGACATCGCCGTCGTCGTTGGGCACCGGCAGGATGCTCTCGGAGTCGTGGCAGGAGGCACACTGCGGATGGTACGCGGGGCGGACGCTGAACACGGAGGGACGCACGGGAGCGTAGCCCCAGAGGTCGCCACCGCACTGCAGGCACGCGGGTCCGCTGTCGGTGATGTGGGTGATCCCAGGCTCCAGTGCCATGCTAGTTCTCCTCGGTTGCGGGACTGTTCAGGAGGTCGAGAGCAGCGGTGAGGACATCCTGAAGCGGAGCATCCTCGTCCAGGTCCACCATGTCCCCGTAGTCGCCGTCGTCCCATGCCTCGTCGCTTGCGTAGAGGCCGAGGCAGTAGGGTCCGTCGAGAGCGGACACGATGACCATCGGACCGGGCTTGCTGTTCCTGATGCACAGGGCAGAGCACATTCCGCCGGTCTGCCACAGGGCAGCGGAGACGGGAGACTCCGTGTCGGCGCTGCACAGATCTCGGAGCAGAGCGAGCGCGCCAGCGTCGGAGCGGATCCAGATCGGAGATCCGCAGTCGTCGCACTTGCAGCGGGACTCACCCCACTCCGTGTCCGATCCAGCGACACCCTCTCGCTCGGGAAGGTCCGTGGACGTGACCGGACCGCTGATGCCGTGGCACGGGAAGCAGAGCACCTGTGCCCACGGAGTCCAGAGACCTGGAAGTGCTTTGATGACGTTGTCCATGCTCAGTTCTCCTCGGTGATGCGGGTGACGCGGCAGCCTGCTCGTCGCAGGGACCACAGGGTGTCGGTCCAGCCATTCCCGCTGACGCGGATCTCCCACGACTTCAGGGCGGCGTTCCAGCGGCAGCCCATCTCTCGGAGCCAGTGCCGGTGCGGATAGGTGTTCCCGGTGATCCGGTAGAGGTTCGGGATGCGTGCAGCCATCTCAGCTCTCCTCGGTGTTCGTCGGTTCGATCTTCTGCGTGCTTGAGATCGCATCCAGGCAGTCGGGGCAGTCAACCTTGGACAGGCGAGCACCGATCCGCCCGGAGCGTCCGCACAGTGGGCGCTCGTCGTGAGGGTAGGGGCACGGACAGTGCGTGCGGATCGGCTCTTCTT